CTCTTTTGCTTCTTTGATGGAACCAAACTTGAGCTTGTCGACTGGAGTGCCGTCAAGCGTTCTGTAAAAGCCGTCCTTCTTTGCTACGAACAGGTACGGCTTATAGCTTTCAATGAATTCAACTGGCTTACCGTTAGAAATTCCGCGAACATAGATCTTGTCGCCGCGCTGTGCGACGTTCGTGTAGAACTTCATTAAGCCTCCAAATGCTAAAAAGTGGTAGTATCATTACTAATACTACCACACTCTTCATGAAAAGTCAAGCAAAGATTTCAAGCGCTTCATTATAGTGCTGCTTGCGGTCTTCCAGACCGATAGTGCCACCGTTGATGATCTTGGTGGACTTTACAATGTCGCCAGCATCGGCCACAGCATTGAGGCCGTGAGCGTCCCAGAACCAGCCAGCAGACCAGCAAGCGCCTTCAGGCGTGCGGCACCATTCAGCTGCTTCTTCTGGTGAGAGTTGCATGTCGATCATGTCTTTTGCAAAGTTGGTGTAGTTAGTACGACCCGTCAACTGAATGAGTCCACCGCCGCGGAACTTATATCCGTCACCTGACGACTCTGGGCCGTTGCCCATGCGCCCACCGTATACGCGGTTGGCAATCTTCTGTGGGTTGTGTCCGTAATCGGCTGGGTTCACGTCACGGAAGTACTTTGGAAAGATCTGCTTCAAGCGCTCTGGCTTGTAGTTTAATCCTTCCTCAAGCTGTGTAAGGCCGCCTGACTCGTGACCGCACTGTGCAAGGAACATTGCAACGCGTGCTGGAGTATTGATCTCGTAAAAGTCGCAAACAGTATTGAGTGGCTCAACGAACTGGTCGATCCAGTCCTCTTCAGTGTCCTCAAAGAAGTTCACTAGTTGTTCTTTAGTAATAGCCATCATGCTCTCCTTAATGAATAACGGAGGAATTATTAGTCCCTCCGTTATTTATGTTACCATGCTCGAGATGGTATCATCTTACTCTTTCTCATAGAATCATATACAGCATGAGGTATATCTGATCTCGTTAGTCCGATATCAGTCAATTCACGATCTGTGAGCGAGTTAAGTTCTTTGTAAGCCATAGCGGCCCTTATGCCAGCCTTGACTGAGTCAAGCCAGCTGATGAGTCCTCTCCAAACAAACATTAGGACTTAGCAATCTTCTTGGAATTTGAAGGTGCTGCTTCTTCCTCGATGTTGATCTTCTTTGGCTTCTTATCTTCTGGAATGATGTGTTCCAGCCAGATCTTTAGAAGGCCGTTGACCATCTGAGCATTGTTGACAACTACGTTGTCGGCAAGAGTGAATGTGCGCTCGAACGGACGGTCAGAGATTCCCTTGTGAAGGAAGTTGCTGATGCTTTCATCAATCTCTGAGTCAATAGATGCATGACCCTTGATCTTGAGCTTGTTGTCCTCGAGTGTAAGTTCGATGTCCTGCTTACCAAAACCAGCCACAGCCATCTCAATGACGTACACGTTGTCGTCAGTCTTCTTGAGGTTGAATGGTGGATAGCCAATTGAAGTGGCGCTATTAGCGACCAGGTCGGCAGTCTCTTGGATCTTTGCTAGGAACTTATCTGCACCGACGAAGTACTTATCGAACTTGTGAAGGTCGGCGAAAGTGTGATCGAACTTTAAATTAGTCCATGGGTTTGTCATGTATAATCCTCCTTTAAGGGCAAGGTTTAAGATAATGATGGATCCCGAAGCAATCCATACATTATTATATATTCATCGACGACGTAAAGTCAATACGCTCAATGAAACTTTTTTTGAAGGTTTTCTTCCGTAGTCACGTAAAGGTCCTTCATGGATTCTGAGCAGAGAAAGATAGGAGTCAGGCCTGCGTACCTAAATTGTTTAGCAACATCCAGAAAAAGTTGGAAGTTATTTTCTTCGCCGCGCAAATAGTCAGCACAGCTCTTTACCACTTCTTCTGGTACTACATGGAGTCCATCTATGACAGGCGGTCTTCTCATTTTCCCTCCAGGAATTTCTATTATTTATTAGTCCCAGAGGCCTCTAAAGTACTTACCAAAGAGGCGAAGGCCGTTTTGGATGCGTTCTTCGTACTTCTGGCGGCCTTCAAAGTCCCACTGACCGTCTTTGTAAAACAGATCATACTCGATTCCATCTTCTTTGATTTGTTCGAACGTCCAGATCATTTCATCCATAATAAAGTTATAGCGATCATAACAGTAGGCAGAATCTGGATCATCAGACGGCTCTTTGC